CGAAATGTGGCGCAATGTGGCTTCGCAAATCGGACATAAAGCAGAAAAATGGGAAGCTGTAGAAACCGGTGTTTATAAGCTGCTTAATCACCTTTTAAACGATGCCAAAGAAAATGCCCTGGTGTTTGCCGTAACCGGAAATGCAGGATCCGGAAAAACATTTACCGTTCGCCATTTTGCCGAAAACAACAAACAGGTTTATCACCTGTGCTGCAACGAATACTGGAATCGCAAAATGTTTATGGCCGAGCTACTAACCGCAATGGGAAGGGACTACTCAGGTTATACCGTTGGCGAAATGATGCATGAGGTAGTAAGCAACCTGAAGCGGATGGAAAAACCGATGCTTATTTTGGACGAGTCTGATAAGCTGAGTGACCAGGTGCTTTATTTTTTCATTACCCTGTATAATCAGCTCGAAGATGAGTGCGGAATAGTACTTTGCGCAACAGATCACCTAAAAAAACGCCTACAACGAGGTATCAAACTGAACAAAAAAGGCTATAACGAAATATGGAGTCGGTGCGGACGCAAATGTATTGAACTGAAGGGATGTACTGCCTCTGATATTTCAGCCATTTGCACTGCTAACGGAATTACCGACCGAAACACTATCACAAACATTATTGAGGATTCAGAAAGCGATTTGAGACGAGTTAAAAGGAGAATTCACGCTGAAAAAAAGAGATGAACCCCTCCGCTTCGCTCGTCCCCTTGTAAAGGGGACATTTTAGAGATAGTTGGTAGTAAGTAGTTGGTAGTAAGAAGTAAATATGGCGATTAAGAGAGCATTCACAGTACAAAATATTTTTGACAAGAAATACGACCTTTTTGATTTTGAAGGCGAATGGTACGATGCTTTCGACCAACCGGAAACTACTGGCGTGTGGTTTATCTGGGGAAACTCGGGGAATGGAAAGACGAGCTTTATACTACAACTGATTAAGGAACTATCGCAGTTTGAGAACATACTTTTCAACAGTCGAGAGGAAGGAACCAGTCACACACTGCGTAAAAGCTTTGACAACTTCAGTATGGCAGACGTGAAAAAGAAATTGCTTGTAGTCAACGAGAATATGGAGGAACTAACCAAACGCCTGAAGCAAAAGAAAAGCCCTAAGGTTGTGATTATCGACTCGTTCCAATATACACAAATGAGTTATTTTCAGTATTTGCGTTTCCGGGAGCAGTTTCCCAATAAACTTATCATTTTCATAAGTCATGCCGATGGTAAAAGTCCTTCAGGGCGCAGCGCAAAATCGGTAATGTATGATGCAACGCTGAAAATATGGGTAGAAGGTTACCGGGCTTTTAGCAAGGGCAGATATATTGGCGAAACAGGCTATTTTACAATTTGGGAAAAAAGGGCAAAACAGTATTGGGGAGACTAAAATAAATAATCAACTTTTCCAAAGTGGAAAGAAACTTTGGAAAAATAAAAACCTACACACATGGCACAGACATTTATGGACAAAACAAAAAACGGGCTTGTAAAGAAGTTTCACACACTTATTGGAAAAGCCGGAGTGGATAACGAAACCAAGCTTATACTGCTGTCGGGGTATGGCGTAACAACGTCGGTAGACATGACAGTTGATCAACTGGTGGAACTTTGCGATACGCTCGACAAAATGGCCAATCCGAAAATTGACGAACTGGACAAACTACGCAAACGCGTGATGGCTTCAATTTACGGATGGCGTAAAGCACTGGGATGTACTACTAACGAACGAGAGGTGAAAGCAATAGCCTGTCGTGCGGCAGAGATACCGGAAGGTTACGGATTGAATGATCGGTTTAATTCGATAGGAAAAGAGAAACTCACGAACCTGATGCACGCATTCAATAACAAGTCTAAGGCTATTAATAACGTGGACATAATGACTCAGGAGCAGATTGATAAACTAACTACATTAAATTAATATCATGGAAGGAAAATCATTACAACAACAAATTGACGAGCTAACGGAATGGCTCGAAACTAATGAGATTGATCACCCGGATTATGACCGGAAGTTTTCGGAACTTAAAAGACTGGAGGAGCAGGAAAATGACGACGAACAAAATTGATTTCCCAATTGGGGATATGTTTCAAATCGGCGAACAGATGTTTCAAGTCACTACGCCGGATAATAAAATATCGAACTGCTCCGGTTGCTATTTCTGCCAACCATGGACAAATACACTACACTCAGAATGTCACGCACCGGACGGAATAAGGTGCAGTTTTCCGAATAGAATTTTTAAAGAAGTAAAATGACCTCCCATAACCCCTCCAAGGAGGGGAATAGTGGGTAGAATAAGTAAAACATAAATAATCAACTTAATAAAAAACAATGGCAAGAGAAAAAAAGGTAGTTCACACCGGAGTGAAATCAGAAGAAATGGAAGCGGCATTCAGCGAGTATGCAATAGCTGACGCTAAGCTTCAGAAAATTAATGCAACCATCGATGTAGCGATGACTCAGATACGTGAGAAATATGCTGACGATATTGCAAAACTTACTGATAAAAAGGATAAGGCATTTGATGTGATTCAAGCCTTTGCAGTGGAAAATAAGGACGAACTTTTCAGCAAGAAGAAAAGCATGGAAAGCGTACACGGAACATTCGGATTCAGAACCGGAACTCCGAAACTCAAAACGCTGAAAGGGTTTACATGGCCAGCGGTAACTAATCTACTTAAAGAGTTTTTACCAAGCTATGTTCGCATTAGCGAGGAACCTGCTAAGGATAAATTACTAGCTGACCGGGAACTTGACGAAATATCTGCACTATTCCCGAAAGTTGGAATATTAGTGACACAGGATGAAACTTTTTTTGTAGAACCTAAAAAGGAAAATGAGTAAAACTCAGTATAAATATTATTTCCACTTCGGGTTGTGGAGGGTAGATAAAATGACCTACTTTGAGAATGGTAATATCGGTACGAAAATAACCGAATTTGACACGAGAGAGGAAGCCAGGAAAGAAACCTACAAGCTCAATGGATGGAAACTACCAACAACAAAATAAAACGCCTTGGACGGGCTTAAAAAATCCACACACACTTATGCATAATTATTTTGAATGTAAAATTAAGTACGAGAAAACCGCTGAAGAGGGTAAGATCGTAAAAGTAACTGAATCGTATCTGGTTGATGCCTTGACTTTCTCGGAAGCTGAGGAACGGATCAACAAAGAAATGGAGCCGTTTATTAGCGGTGAATTTACGGTAGTGGCCATCAAACGTGCCAGGATAAATGAAATGTTCTTCAATGACAATGGCGACAAATGGTATCGCGCAAAAGTAAACTTTATTTCGCTTGACGAAGAAAAGGGATTTGAGCGAAAAATACCAGTTATAATGATGGTACAAGCCAATGATACCAAAGAAGCAAACGAAGGTATCGTGGAAGGAATGAAAGGATCAATGGCAGACTATGTGATTGAATCGGTTACGGAGACAAAAATAATGGATGTATATAAATACGAGGCAGAAAAAGCAGCGTAGTAGTTAAAATTAAGCCATACCACTCAAGCGGGTGGTATGGATACTAAGAATAAGAGATCTTTTTTTTATGCCTACGACGGCAGGTGTATGTGGGGTTTTAGCGTTGATTTGCAGGGTGGATAATCCCACATACACTTGTGTTAGCAGTTCTGTTTTTCTTTTAATTGTCATTCTAAACTTAAAATAATTTACAAAATGGATAACTTAATTGACGAATTGACTCAAAAAATGATGTCTGAAATGAACGAAAAAAGAGAATCGTTTATAAAAGAAATGCTTATAAAAAAGGGATATAAACACCTTATTCCTACAGAAAAAATGAGATTTCCTAAAATAAACAGGAGTATTTCATTCGATGGCTGGGAATACATATTCGCCGATAACGGCACAAAACAAGGAGATTTCATTGTTGCAATTAGTCCGTGGAAACCTAACAGCGTTTTTGATTTTTCAAAACTTTCAGAACACAACGTTTCTTGTCAAACAACGTATGATTTTACATGGCAGGATAAAAATTACGATGCTGTATTTATTTCTCAGCATTAGCCATAACGACCGAGGCTATGGGCATGGTTATTTACCTGCCCATAGGTAAGTGTTATGTTTCAGGGCATTCTTTCTTAATCTTTTCAAACACAATTCAATGAAAAACAGAAATTTAAACCACAGTGATAATTGGGCAACCCCAAAAGACTTATACGATTCTTTAAATGCAGAATTTAATTTCGACTTCGATCCGTGTCCGCTTAATTCAGAATTTGACGGCTTAGAAATGGAATGGGGAAAGTCAAACTTTATAAACCCACCATACAGCCGCGAACTAAAAGAAAAGTTTGTAATAAAAGCGATTGAAGAATGCAGAAAAGGCAATAAATGTGTAATGCTTTTACCTGTATCGACTTCTACAAAACTTTTCCACGAACACATACAGCCGAATGCAACCGAAATTCGATTTTTAAAAGGCAGAGTAAAATTTGCCGGAATAAACACTAAAGGCGAAACTGTAACGAACAAATGCGGCATGCACGATTCAATGGTCGTTTCTTTTTTGCCTTGAACATAACGACTTAGGCTTGGGGCTATTGCCCATTTACGAGAGAATCACTTTTATAATTAATCAAAAGGTCGCACGAGGCGCAAAACTTCGCATAGCAAAT